TTTGTGCTAGTAAAACTCTTTGTGCAGTAGAGAATATATTAGGGTCTGACACTGGAATAATATCAATTCTATCGTCAAAATCTTTACTAAAGATAAATCTACTTCCGCCCTTTTGAGCATAAGGATAATAAGATGGTAAAAAATCTTTATTAATTCTGCTTAAAATTTTAAATTCTTCTCTTTGTGCTTTGTGTAATCTTTTATGAATAGATGACATCACCTTGATACCTTGCTCTAGTAGAGCAATGGTTGTTCCAACAGGTGCGTTGGCATTCATATCACCAGCCTGTAAATCAGTAATGGCTGCTAGTCTTCGACCCTCTTGGGTCATTGAACCTAGTAAAGCAAATAAAGTTTGTGATGGTTCTTTAAATGGAAGAGGAACAATAGACTTTCTAATGTCATCTCCGTATCCTTCTACATCTCTAAACTCACCAAATCCTACTGGCTGCTCTCCCTCAACTCTCATACCTCTGGCTTTAAAGCCACCAGGTAAATTAGCAAACTGTCCTGCATCAACAAGTGAACGAAGTATTGTTGTAACAGACTTCTGTAAGTTCCCTAAAAGGTGAACATAACCCATTCCGTAAAAACCAAAACCAGGTAAAAACTTATAGTGAACGAAGTGTTGTATTCTTTTAAAATCTGGGTCGTTTTCTCTAAAATTTTCTCTAATAGATAAAACTTCTTTGTTCTCTTTGCAAATTGTAACAATGTAAGGACAAGCAAAATCTTTTTCATAACCAGGTATCTCTAAGTCAACGTGCATCTCTAAGATAGTTAGTCTTCCATCTTTTTGATAACCTCTACTTGGTGAGAAACCTTCTATGTCTTGTATCTTTTGACTAATTTCATTATCACTCTCTTCAGAGTCCATATTGAATTCAATATCTCTATAAAAGCCATTGAATTGTTTTTTCTTTAATTCGTTTTGAGGCATACGGATAATGTGTGTATATCTTCCAGATGTTCTTAAATCTACTGTGTTGTAAGATACTACAAAATCCGTAATTGGTATAAATCTTGAAACTGGTCTTTTTAAAATTTCATCGTAATAAACTTTTTTAAAACAACTTCCAACAATTGGAAGATAAAAAAGCATTTGGTCAAAGTCATCAAAGTATTCTTCCATACTTTCTGTAACTTGATAATTTAAAAATTCTTTTACTCTGTTGGCTTGCTTTACAGTGTCGTCTGTTTTCTCTCCAACAATTTGTGTTTTGACTGGACCACCAGACGGAAATAATTCTTTAATAGCTTGTGATTGAAATTGTACTGCACCCTCAATCATCATAGGGTGGTGAGCTGAACAGGCACCAGGAAAAGGATTTTGTGTTTCTTCTATTTTTAAACCTAGAAGGTCCATTCCTTTTTTAATAGTCTCTTCATATTCTTTTCTTGATTGCACGTCTGCCTCAAACGCTTCAATCAATTCATGAGATATTTCTTCTAAGACTTCTTCGTCTAAGTCTTCTGCTATATTATCAGAGATAATACTATTAGGTTCTTCTATTGTTTCTTCTGTAACAATAGTTATTTCCTCTTCTATTAAAGGATTAACATCCCCTAGTCTTTCTCTAACCATTAAAATATTCCTTTAAACTTAGTCCCTTTTATTGCAATACCATTTCTTCTTTTTACACTACCACTAGATGAGGAGGATGTCTTCTTCTTTTTTACCATACCACCATCTTTTTTTGTAAGAGGTTTAGTTTTTAATTTGCTTTCAATTAAATCAAAATTAACTTTTTGTTTATTTGACGGTACAGGTATGTTTAATTTTTCTGTAGTATTTTTTTTTGTAACAGGTTTAGTCTTTAATTTGTTTATAATTGGATTAAAATTAAATTTTTCTGTTAACTTTCTTTTATCAAAAAACTCATTAACTGCTGATTTACCAAATTTTTGATATGCTTCTTGTAGTGCCTTTGCACCTGATTTACCAGATGAAAAGAATTTTGCAATCTGACCCATTAAATTGACTACCATTAAAATACTCCTTTAAATTTTGTGCCTTTGATAGCTGCTCCGCTACCACGAGATTTTTTAGATTTAGTTTTTTTTGCTAAACCACCATCCTTCATTACTTGGACATTGTATCCTCTTTTGCCCAAGGTTGTTTTTCTGTCTGGATTATCTGGGTCTATATTATCTAAAGGATTTTTTTTTGAACCAAACGCTTCTCTATCAGCATCTTTTGCTTTTTCTCTAGCAATTTCATCTTTATTTATAGGTTTATTTGATTTTCCTTTTTCTAATACATTAATTTTTTTAGCACCTCTATTAGTTAAATTATTAAACATCTCTTTTGTTTTAGCAATTATAATTTTTCCGCTAGGTAGCATCATTCTAACTGCTTTAAAAACTGACATTAAAATACACCTTTAAATTTAGTTCCTCTTATTGCAGCACCTGTACCTCTAGCTTTAGGTTTAGACTTGGCTCTCTTCTTGACGGCTCCACCCTTATTGTATTTCTTTGCTAAGGAAGGACTCATATTCTCTTGTACAGATTCTGGTAATTTAGAAAAACCTTTAAACTTACCTGGAACCATACCACCAACATTCATTTTGAGACCCATGTTTTTTTTACGAGATTTCATCATGCCACCCATGTTCATTTCTGGAATGTCTACTGGAGAAGTTTCTTTCATATAATCAACAGCTGCTACACCTAAATCTCTAGGTACTGTAATTGGTCCAGTAACACCCCCAAGACCTATTTTTTTTAAATTAATTTCTTTACCTGATTCTATTTGATTGAGAGCTTCTCTTCCTGCACCCGTACCCATTAAACCTATAAGTAATTTTTTAAACATACCCATTTTTCTAGCTGGAATTTTACCGCTGCTAGCATCTTTAATTTTATCTATTTTCGCCTGAAGTTTTGCTAATTTTTTTTCATCGTTGCCCATTACTTTTCTCCTTGTTCCTTCATGTGGTCAGACATCTCCTTGGCTCGATTGGGGGTCTGCTTTGCCCATCTCGAATCAAGCATCTGAACTGACGCTTCTGTATAATTAGGTGGACTGCACTTGAGTGCCTGCCACATCATCTTAAATTTAGAGACACCATTTCCTCCTAATTGAAATACCATCTCTGTTACTATATTTTGTGCTTCTTCATTTACTTCTGTTTTCTCACACATATACGTTGCAGTGTCTACTGCGTGTTGTAAATCTTTTTTAAGGATATCTTCGAGATATTCTTTCTCATATACCTTGCCGTCTTCCCAGTGGTCTTCCACACAGAGGTGTCCATAACCCACAGTTCTCTTGCCCAAGCTGTCTAAATACACCTGGTCACGAAAACCTTCGTGCCTCTTTACTGAGTCTAATAGTGATTCATTCATTACCAATAACTTCCCTTCGGTCCTGTTGACTCCTCAAAGGGAGCATCCTGTGGATGATTAACCATCCACCCTTTTCTTAATCGTATTAATGCTTGGGATGTTGAGTCTACCAAGTCATCGTGTTTTGTATTTGGAAACGCTGCACACTGAGATACGACCATCTCGGTCTCATCTGTATCTGGTGCGTAAACCCTGCCACTCTCAAAGAGAGGAGTTACAGAGTGTACTCTCGCTAGCTTATCCATGCGTTTCGGATTAAATGGGTGTATCGGCAGTCCAGTTCTCATGAGTTCCTGTACCAGCGATAGTCCACTAGCCTTTGCTTCCACTAGTATTAAATCTGGTTGATGATTATTATATAACGATATAGCTGCATTCTTGAGTTCAGGGAATGTTAGTCTCTCCCTAAAGGCATCCATAAGATACAAGTTGTATCCACCCTCACCACTAAACACACCCCACGTTGTGCAGGCTGAGTAGTCTGAAGTCTCGCTCACAGTGTAGGCTGTATCCCACGACTGTATAATGTAATCAAATTCTGGTGGGTGTTCTTTCTTCCAGTACTTCCACCACCATCGCTTGACGAGGTTACCCTCTTCAATAGACGGTTTTTGTGCGTAGAGTGAAGTCCACTCTCGTGTCCCTACGGTTTTCTTTATTTCTTCTAGACGCTCTAGGGGATAGGCATCCTCCCACAGTGGAGAGCCAACCTTTAAGTCCAGCATCTTTGCTGCCCTGTCGTCTAGTATAGCTGGGAACTCTACAATGTCCCAACCCTCGTGTCCTGTCTCTCTTAGTATCCATCCAGCCAAGTCATCCTCGTGCCACCTTGTTTGGATAACAATAACACTGCCACCTGGCATTAATCTTGTGTAAGCCGTTGACCTGTACCAGTCTAGGAGGTTACCCCTCATCGCTGCGGAGTCTGCCTCTTCTCTACCCTTGATGGGGTCATCAATTAATAATAAATGGGCACCTCTACCAGTAATAGCGGAGCCAGCACCCACAGCATAATACACTCCACCCTTCTGGGTGTGAAAGCGTCTTACACTAGCGGAGTCTGTAGCTAAGTGTGTGTCTGGAAATACATCGGTGTATCTTGGGTCCTGAAGCTGGTTCCTGACCTTACGACCAAAGTCATCCGCCAGGTCCTGAGCATACGTGGAGCAGATAATATACTTATCTGGGTTCCTCCCCATATACCACGCTGGAAAGAATTCTGACGTTAGAATGGACTTACCGTGACGTGGTG